CCCGTGAGTTTAGTGAGGCGTGGTTGACTAAATATCACTGTGTCATAGAAGAGGCCGCCATGACTGATAGCCAGAAGCAGTTGCAGTTCTTGCAAGCTCTGCACCTTAAAGAGATCGGGATCCCATTGGATAACGACTACTTGGTCGAGCTTAGCAATATCCAAGGCAAGAAGAAGGTTGTTGACCAACTCAAGAAAGCCCAGCAGCAACAGCAACAGATGGAACAAGCGCAGCAAATGCAGATGCTACAACAAGGGGAGATTCTAAATAGATCCATCGAAGCTAAAGCACAGTCTGACTTCTCCCATGCCAAAACATACCAGGCTGAAGCTATTCAAAAGATATCACAAGCAAAAGAACTGAACAGCAAAGCTCAGGCAGAGAGAGCAGCGGCGACATTGTCTCAGGTCAAAGCTCTTAAAGATCTACGAGAGATGGACGATGACAGGCTAATCAAGGTAGCGCAGTTTATCATGGGGTTAGAAGACCGTGAAAGATCTATGGCTAGAGAGGACGAGGATGATTCTGGTGTAGATGCGGCTAAGGCAGGAAGCGGGGTGTCTGAATCAGAGCGAAACTCTAGACCTTCATCGTTAGGCGAAGCTATGAACCAGCAAGGTCAACAAGGTCAACAGATGCCACACTAGCTAAATAGATAGAGCGTCGAACTGCGGTTAGTAGCAGGTTGTGGGTGCAAATCCTACATATGACTATGCAACATAAGCCAAATGGTGAGGCAAGGAGTACAGCCCGACTAAGTAGGTTCGATTCCTGCATGTTGCTATAGACATGCGTCTAATGGCCTTTAGAGGCTTTATATAAATATAGGAGGTGAAGATGCAGACTTGCCCTAAATGTTATGCTGAACTAATATTGTGCCCAGCTACTTGGCCGTGGGATCCTGAATTCTGGATATGTCCGCTATGCAGGTTCGAATCCTACCCTGGCCGTAGTTAAATTATCCAGAGGCTTGCGCCCCTGGATAATTGGTCTACACTTTGCAATATGACATGAGGAATTCCATATCCTGTTGCGTCATACGAGTCTGATCTATAGCAATTTTACCATCATTAAATAGTTTGGCTATTTTTTGACGATCGGAATCACTATTACGTATATGTTCCAAGCACATATTAATTTTGCGATTTTGGTCGTCATATAGCTTTGATGTATTATGAATTACACCTACAGCTATAATAATACCAGCAACAACAGCCACACCACCAATGCGGTCAATCGTGTTAGGTATCATATTTAAAAAACTCTCTGATACTTTATGCGCAAAACAATATGTTGAGTCTGACGACACTGTACAATACTTTTTCAAAGCTTCAGTGTGCTCACTAGCTATCACGGATATTAACGATGTAATACCCCATAACATGCCTGTAGTCATGGCCACACCGGTCCCAAATGCGATTACAGCATCATAATTAGGTTTATTTGGAATAGGATTGGATTGTATCATAAAATTACCATGGTTTAAGGTTGAGCATGAATCCGCCTACGTTTTGTGCCACTGATGCAGTTGCGGCATATGCACTAGTACACGCAGTCCATTGATGCATTTTTGTAATCGTACAGATTACAGCATCTGGATCGATACATTTATCAAAAACTTGCTGAGTCATATCTTCGCATGTCCAAACTAATGGTCTGCTCAGAACATAAACCCCCGCTATTTTTGTACCGTATCCGGCAATACTTGCTATAACTGGCGTAACAGCTGTGTATGTTGCTGTTACCAATGCCGAACTCCCTACCGCAGCCACTTGCGCAGTTGCGTAAGTACAAATTTGCGTGCCTATTGCTGCTCCTGCTGAGCTAGCTACATATGTTCCTGCTGCTCCTACTGCTGCCATCATATAAAACCTATTGTGATGAGTGTGTTTTTGGCAAAATCGCCAGCTAGATTATTAAGCAATGGTAAATATATTGCAAGGGTAATGTAAGTTTTTACATATTACATACTAATTTATAATTATCACACCATACAAAACTACAAATTATAATTATGGCGTTACCCTAACGGAGGCCATGGGGAATATAATCTTGCGTCATAGCCAAGGGGTATAAACAAAAATGTCTTAAGCATAAAATTTAGCATTGCAATAAAAAAAGGAGATAGGTATCGTTGACTTTGATAACGGAGTGGTCGGTGTCTATGAACAGATGCTATTGTTGCGGTGATCCTGGTACTAGGAAGATGAGTTGTCTTTACATATGTAACAGGCATTATATGGATTTTTTGACTCTAATGTGTCAGAAACCGTCTGATGTCAAATCTTTCGACACCCCCACACAGCGACCAGAGGCCTGCAATAATTTGAAAAACACCGACTCACCTCAAGGTGGTGTGTAGGCGCGAAACGGGATCAGTGCCAGTTAACATAACGTATATTATCAGACGCTTTAAGGAATTTAAAAATATATGGGAAAAGAAATTGTAAAACTCACCCCTCAACTTGAATTTATGCTTATCGCAACCATGAAAATCGCATTAGACTGGCGGAAATCTAGGCAAGATAAAGAAGAATTTTTAAAGTGGTGCTCTGAGGTCTGGGATACAATAGACTTGAATGGCGCCGAAATGATAGAAGAATCTCTTAACAAACGGATGCAAGCAGATTTGGAACGATATCGCACAACAGGGAAAATAAGATGAAGTTTGCATTTATTATACCTAGGCGTATGGAGTGACAGTTTCATGAGAGTTAAGATGACAGCAGACTTATCCCTACTAGACGATATCCGCAAGGACGCGTTGTTCCGTGATTTTCACAGTCAGTATATAGAATGCGAGAGTGAGGAAGAGATCACAGCCTTCTTAGATGCTAACCCATTATTTGTCTATATGATGTTAGACTATTCCGAAGACCCAAGGATAAAAGTGGAGTACCAAGATGGAGTTTGAATTTTATGATAGCTCTAGCCGTAAGTTCACTAGGGAAGTTATAGACTCCTTATGGGACCAGAATATAGATATGGACGACTGGGACTACATGCTCTTCTTTGCTATAGAGTATGCAGCCGATTTCCCCCTTGGATGGGATAAAGTCCACATAGAGCCATCTAATTACACCATATCTAGGCTTTTGACTGGGTGTTGCCGTAATAGATGGTATCCTGTCAAAGACTTCTTTGGTAAACAAGGATTCTTAGGGGTGGCTTACCATGCATAGCGGAGTTAAATGATGAGTTTTAAGAGCTATTTTTGGTTGTCTGCTACATTTTCTTTCGTCTTCATGGTTTTAGGGCTTGTGTTACATGCTATATGGGGTATGTTGTTTTTGATTTTTTGCGTATTGTTAGCGGGTTTAGAGACATATATAAGTAGGTCAAGTGATGAATAAATTTTTGATATCCATAGCAATGCTGTTTTCTATGCCAGTTATGGCTTGCGACGCCGACTGTGTGCGTGAATATTTCACAGAGAACGGCCATGAGTACCTTAGGGTAACTGGTTACTGCCGAGGTAAGGTACAATATACTGTACACCTGCAACAATGCCCTTGCGGGGATGGTTTGTATGAGTTGAAAAATGGATCGTGAAGAGTTTCTTATTTTTGTATGGCCAAAGTTGCACGAGAGAGAACGGATAGTTTTATCGCATCGATTTGGATTAAATGGAGAAACCCGGAAGACTTACAAAGCTATAGCCATCTATTTGGACAGGTCTTTACAAAGGATGCGTGATGTAACTATGAAAGGATTGAAAAAACTTAAAAAGTTTTACAAGCAAAAGATGTTTAAAGAAATGCCAGAAGATTGGTTTATCCATCGGGCTCATAAAAGTTAAAATGTGGGTGGTTCAACTCCATCATCGCCAATACCGCGGGGTAGAGTAATGGTAACTCGGTAGTCTCATAAGCTCCAGATTGTCGGTTCGATTCCGGCCTCCGCTATCAAAGTTATTAAAGGAACTATGCTTTATGCTTCCAAATTTGCGAGGAATTCAAAGTACCTTTTGACATATTTATCAAGCTGTTCCATTATACTAAAGGTAATGTTAACGCTTCTAACGACTTCAAAAATGGAAGTCTTAAGTTTAATCTTAGTAAGGAGGAGATCTTCGACAATATGTTTCAGCTAGAAGAGATTATAACTTACATACTTAATTTTAAGCTTATCAAGAAGACAAACCTAGAGATTTACTACGCTTTCTACCACATAATCAGGTTGGATGGGTACAACAAAGGCCGATTATTTAAGAAGTTGGAAGAAAATTTAGATGTAGTTTTAAATATCCTTAAGTTCCGTAGATCTGATGAGATATTTTCTAGAGTACTAGATATCTACAACAAGAACGCCAATAATAGGTTAGGGTCACCTAAAAAGGAGTAATGTTATGATTATAGACTGTATCAGTGACTTACATGGATCTTACCCTAAGCTTAAAGGTGGTGACATGCTGATCATTGGAGGGGATTTGACTGCCAGGGATCGTATCAGCGAATACGCGCAGTTCTTTGGTTGGTTGAAGAAGCAAGACTATGAGAAGAAGATCCTTATATCTGGCAACCATGATACCTTTATGTCTAAGGGATGGCCTAAGACAGAACAAGAAGCTAAAGATTGCGCTGAGATACGTGACTTCTTAGGGGATGGACCCTCGGATTTCGAATACCTATGCGATTCAGGGTGTGAATTCGGTGGCTTCAAGATATGGGGATCACCATGGAGCTTGTTGTTTCCTAATATGAATCCTCTTTGCACAGCTTTTACAGGGACTGAACATGAGATTGGTAATAAATACTGCAAGATCCCTAGGGATACCGATATACTTATAACGCACACTCCTCCGTATGGTATATTAGATAAATGTAGAAGAGGTAGGGTCGGCAGCCAAGAGCTCAGGAACCGAGTGCTTAACAGGAGTATGCTA